TTAAAAGCAATGAAGGTAGTGTGCTGATTTTGTTTTTTTATCCAGTTCGTGCTGGAGTCTTTTCTTTGCATTATCTAGGTCTACTTCTAGCCGATGTGGAGATATTCTAAGAGCATGGGCTAATTGTCCTGTAGAAGCATAAGGATGGCTTACATAGCGCATTTTAAGGGTTCTACGCAATTCTATTGGTAAATTCTTAATTGCCTGTTCTATAAGATCTCCGTCTACATGATCTGGCTCATAGTGTGGCTCAGATTCAGCATATAGATTTCCCAGCTCTGGTATATAGTTCTTTTCAAAACTACGGCAAGTAGTATCTGGCTGTGGAGCTACCACGCCATACGATACATACCACGCCCAGTTCTTAAGACGATCTTCCATAAATTGTCATATTAATTTAATAGAATTTATTGTATTATATTCAACATCTTAACGCAATTACTGAAAGCGCTTAATGAAAATCTTGCTGCTTGATATAGAAACAAGTCCTAATACAGCTCATGTCTGGGGACTTTGGCAGCAAAATGTATCCCTTAATCAGCTATTAGAATCATCATACACGATGTGCTATTCAGCTAAATGGCTAGGAGATAAACAGATATACTTTGATTCTGTACAAAAAAGCACCTCTCAGTCTATGTTAGAAGGAATACATGGATTGCTAGAAGATGCAGATGCAGTAGTCCACTATAACGGCACCAAGTTTGATATGCCAACTCTTAATAAAGAGTTTTTGGTGCATAACATGACACCACCGCCACCAACAAAACAAATAGACTTGCTTAGAGTAGTAAAAAGCCAGTTTAGATTTCCAAGCAATAAATTAGACTATGTAGCGCAGCGCCTAGGTCTTGGAAAGAAAAACCATCATGAAGGCCATACGCTTTGGATTAAGTGTATGAACAATGATAAAGCAGCATGGAAAGTTATGGAGGAATATAACATCCAGGATGTAATCCTTCTTGAAAAGTTATACAAGAAGTTATTGCCCTGGATTAAGCAGCCTATTAATCAAGCGTTAATGAAGGATAGAAAAGGCTTTGTTTGCCCTACTTGCTCTAAGCCACATTTGATTAGCAAAGGATTACGATATACAACTACTGGTGCATACCAGCGCTATCAATGTAAAGCCTGTGGTGCTTATTCTGTAGATACAAGGTCTTTAATTCCCCACGCAAAACTTAAACATTTGGCATGAGATTAACACCAGAGGTTGTTCGCAATCTCTATGCTTCTATTTATTGTTGTTATCCATTTACTAAATGGAAGATGCCTTTGCCAGAAGAAATTGATTTTATAGTTACAACTGATCCAGAAACAATGGGTACATACTTATACGATACTGGTGAAGATTATGAGCATACCATTACTATATCTTCTGCTAGGTGTGGACACTATTACACCCTTCTCATAACGCTTTGCCATGAGGCTATTCATTGCAGCTTTCATAGACAAAAAGGTGATAAATGGATGCAGCATGGAAAAGCATTTAGAACTAGGTGCAAAATGGTAGGCCATGAACTAGGATTAGATCCATTAGAACTTTAATGGTTTTTACCCTCTAAATTAGATTGGTTGTATAGCATAGACTTATACATTTTTGCTTGATCTTCTAGATCATGTATTAGCTTAACAGTCCTATATAAGACTTCATTTTCATGCTGTGTCATTACCTTACCAGTAAACAAATCTATTAGCTCATTAACGGCATTATTTGTGTTCACTTATTTTCCTTTCCAAGTCTTTCATCGACTCGCTCCAATAACCTCTCACAACTAATTTTCCATTTATTTTCAAAAGCTCGGATACCCAATCTGTGAAGGCTATCATTTCCGTTCCTATGGTGTTCTGGGCATAAAGGCAAGATAGGGGATGTAATCCGTTTAGCTCCATATCTCCGCACATGATGGAGTTCTGACGGAGTGCCTTCAAACCCAAGGACTTCGGAGCATAGAATACATCCGAGTTCTGCAATCTTATTAAGGCGCTTCTTTTCATCTTTTGTAGCCATTATTTAAAGGTTATCCATACAGAAAATATAACAATAGCAATTATTACCAATCCAAAATAGTATGGCAAATCATTCATCTACTTTTTCTTCTATAAAGTCTTTTGCTATTCCCCAGGCAACAGAAATAATAGCTAATGGCAGCAACACCCAGCCAATTGCTAAAGTGATTATTCTTATCATTGCATAGCCCTATCTATCCCACGATTATTAGCTGATTCTGTTCTGTAGATTTCAATAGTTTGCTTTGCAGACTCTAATTCCCATTTAAGAGTTTCCTCTAGCTCTATGGCTGCTTTTATGCCATATAGCAATGCTATATAGTCTGGATGCGATTTAGCATCTGTTTCTTTTGCAGCAGAAGTGGACTCTACAGAATCCTTCATTAATAATGCCAATTTAGATTTTAAGAACAACTCTAGATAAGATCTATTTGCTTTTGCTGCTGCAAAGAGCTTTCCATTCTTATAGAGGTAGTCCCTGGCTTTGAGTGCTGATTTTTCGCTGCTTTCCATAATCGTTCCATTTCATCTTGTAGATCTAATCTAGCTTGCCATCCACGCTTTTGCTGCACTAGGTCTAATTGTTTTCTACGCTTATCTAGAGGCCAATTTAGTAGCTCTCTAGCCTCACATTCTTTACGCCATTCTTCACTATAACTGTTCTTCGAGTTGCTTAATACGCTGACTAATCCTTGCTCGCCATTGCTGCCATCCTTCTCCAGCATAAGCCTGGACTCCTATTTCTTTTGCTTTATTTATGGTTGCTTCTTCTGAACTATACCAAGGCAACTCAGGCCGTTTATTTGCTTTTACTTCCTTTATTACGATTTCATCCTCAAACCTATATTGCCCTATCCAAGTGCTTGCATGAGGAATAAAATCCATTTCTGTATTTTTAGTTTTCCAATACTTTATATGATTAGGCAAAGCCTCTAACGCCAATTGCTGCTCATCTTTTCTAAGAGCTTCAAACTTACGCTGCGCTACTCTTTTACTTACTTTTCTTGGGTATAGTGCCCAGAATGTTTCAAACATCATCTCTCCTTCACTAGAAATAATAAGTTATTACGCCATAGGCATAAAACGCAACTGCCACAGCTTCTACAAGAAACAATGGTATATCCCTTTGGTATATACCAGCAAAAGCCCAGATACCACTACCAACAACGCCAAACCAAATGTTAGATGGATAGACATTTATGCTTGTAAGGAATATCCCTATCAGACATAGTATTGTTCCTGTCCATTTAACAAGGGTCATTTCTCTTGTGCCTTTCTTAGTGCTTTGGCAGTAGCCAATACAATCCTTTTGTATTTGTTAAATTCTTCGCCAGTTTTCCAAATCTCATGTCCTACTGGCACAATTTCAGCATCTTGAAGAATGGCTACTACATTTATTTCCTCATCTGTTAGTATCGTGTTTTCACCTGAACTTATTGCCTGAACATCCTTAAACCATTGCAACGACTTTCTAGCGTCAGACTCTGCCATAGCCATTCGTTGTGCAATAGCGTGTAGTTCTTTGTTGTCTCTCTTTAGCGCCTCTATTTCAGTTTGTTGCTTTTCAATAATAGTTACTAAGTCCCATTTATCAACAATCAATCCGTTCTTTAACTTTTTGCGTAACAGTTTGGCTTCAACCATTTTGTGCCTTTCTTAGTATTGCTCTAGCAAATTCAATCCAGCCTTCATTAGAATCAATATGGTTTACAACTGCATTACCTACTGCAATTATTTCCTCATCTGTTAACTGTTCTTTTACTGGATGGGTATAGAGTGGAACGGATGTCCAATAGCTTTTGTTTTTGCAATCATCCCATTCCCAATACAATTGATTAGGTTTACCTTTATATAATTCCATCCACGCTACTGGTTCATTGTTTCTCATGGATTTAAGTGCTTCAAATCCTTCTGTTATTTCTTTGGCAAGACTGCGTTCATTGTTCATTTAAGCGCCCATTGCCTTAGTCTTTTTTGTTAGTAGCTCTTTTGCTAAACCACTTTCTTCTACAACATCAAGCAACATTAGGTGGTCAGAAGTTTTACAAATACCATCTTTGTATAGCGACCCAGTTATGCAATCCATCATATAGCTTGTTTTATTCATATCTGTAGCAATAACAACTGGAGTTACAACTATCTCACCATCGTTAGTTATTCCTCTATAGAGCAAACAATCTTTAAGCCATTTTAATTTGTGTGATTTTACTTGCCAGGAAGGGAAGCAACTACTTGAATCAGCGCACATATAGTGCATTGCTTTTTTAATCTTTTTGTCCATTTATAAATACTAAACGAAAACTCTACAAATATGCAACTACTTTTTTACAAAATGAAAGCATCCACAAGCGTAGGGTAGATCTAGCTCTGTAACCTCAGTAACTACAGGGCTTCTCCCATCATTAGGAATAAGAAAAAACTCGCAATGATACTCACTAAACAGATCACGAATATAGACAGGACTATAAATGCGGTGTGCGTTAAACGCAACAAGTGGCCTTCCAACTGGTACAACAAAAAGCAGATGTTTGTCTGCCATCTTTTTAAGATTCGCAATTGCTTTGAGATCGCCTTCGTTGTCCAGATCATCTCCGTACCTTCCTAGTCCTATATGTTCTACAACATGACAGCAAGAAATACACTCTGCTGGCGCTAATGGAAATGCAGTTAAATCATACTGAGCTACTAACAAATTTGGTACTACTAGCTTTGGCGCTCTAAAATCATAAAATGTTGTAGGAACTAGAGCTGCTGCACAAGTAGACAAATGTAGGCTAGACCCAATATCTATATGGCTCTTAGGGTTTATTTCTTTTATTTTTCTTAGCGCCCATGCTACATGATAAATGTAGTGTTCATCAAATCCATGACCAGCATTGTCATTTAGACAAGGAAATGCAGATAGTTCAAATCTACTTTCATGCTGCATGAATTTAGTAGCTTGTTCTATGTATTCTTGTTCTGTCATTTTCTTGAAATTTCATGCAAATTCTTGAAATATTTGTATAGTTTATTACACAATTTATACATATAGGTATCAATATGTATAGTTAATAGATACTTATAGGTATTAAGAAGGTTACTGCTCTTTCGGTGAACGAACCTAGCCTACCTAGATTCGCCTTCATCTGCTCCATCGGAGTTACAGAACCCGTCAGTCGTTCAAGGAATAGGCACTAACCTCGCCACCTATATTGCGCTGTTCCATCCTTTACCCCCAGTAGCGCTGTAATCGTAAGTCGCTGGTATGTCGTTAGAGCCTCCAACTTACGAACTTGTACTATAAACTAAAATTCAAACTCTTTGTAGTCGTATCTTCCGTTTTCTTTCTTATACCAGCCAATTACGATGATTCGCCATCCAGACCTTACGATTTCGGTAAAGAAGTCCGAGTCGGTAATCTTTTTTACTCGGCTGGACATATTGCTTTTGGATGTGAGCTGTATACCTAATGTTTCTCCGTTTCCAATAGCCACTATGTCGAAAATGCCAAATAAGTCTTTTTTTCGTCTGCTGAATGAATTGTAGCTTTCGACTATATCGCATTTATAGCCCTTAGACTCGTATAAAGCGATTGTGCGGGCATTTTGGCTAACCAAGGTGTTCTGCCGTCAATCTGCCTTCGGAAGCCTCTATGATCGCTGTATGCCATTTCTTAGGGATTCCGTTACGCATCTTCCAGGCATAGGCCGTAACATACTTAACGCCAATCTTATCGCATAGGTTCTTGATTGATCCAAACTCTGCCATTAAATTGTCAAATGCTGTTTTTTCCATGATTTCTCCTAGTTGATCGTTTATTCTACATTAGTGCGTAAAAGCAACAGTTGCTAAAAAGCTACAAATAAAAATATTTTCTACATTGCTTGCAAATCTCTACATTTGTAGATTAATATTTATCCATGCAGTACTTTTCAACAACTCGTGAAGGAGTAACAAAATGAAAGACATTATCTTAGGTGGCATACTAGGTTTCTTTATTGCAGTAATAGTTGTTGGTACATACGGCTTTCGTATTGGAGTGTATTCATTATGAACAACAACTCCTACTATGAAGCACCTTGGGATGACCAAGAAGATGCAGAGCGCATTGCAGAGGAAGCATACTGGCTGGTCAAAAACGACCCACGCTATGATCCTACAAACCTTTCCAAACTTGGAGAAGCCATTGGACAAGACTGTGATGATGTAGAGTTTCAAGAGTTCATTCGTGATTGTGTACAGCAAAAAGATTGGGCAAAACTTGGTCTGAAGATATACACAAAATCGTTTGAGTATTGGGAATCAGCAGCAAAATTTAACCTTGAGTGAAGGAATTAAAAATGACTAGCTATATAGAATTACGAAAGATAGATGTATCGGACAAGATAGAGAAGAAGAACAATCTTAGCTACTTGTCCTGGGCATGGGCTGTAGATACATTGTTGATACATGACCAGAGCGCTACATGGACTTATGGGCAGCCTATTATGTTTGGTGAAACCATGATGGTGTTTTGTACTGTTACAGCGTTTGGCAAGTCTATGACTGCCCAGCTTCCAGTAATGGACTATCGCAATAAAGCTATACCTAACCCAGATGCGTTTGCCGTTAATACCGCTATGCAGCGTTGCCTGGCTAAAGCAATTGCCTTACATGGTCTAGGATTAAGCCTGTATGTAGGCGAGGATCTATGGGATGATATAGACACAGGAGATGTGCTAACGGCTGCTGTTGAGGAAATTAAGGCGCAAAAAACCCCTGCCGAACTCAGGGTGGCCTTTGCTAAATTATACAAGAAGTATGACAGCAAACCATCGTCATTAACTGCAATTACAAGTGCTTATAACTTAATGAAAGAGCAACTTAATGAAACTAGCACAGGAGCAGCCTGATAATGTTTGCTCTGAATGTGGAGCTAAATGGGGGATTCATCGACCTAAAAATCATGAATATCGTATATGGATAGACAAGTGCGATGTGTGTTTAGATTTGAGAGCCGTAAGCGATGCCTCAGAATTTGGATATTTAAAGGAAGGCTGGGATGCTTGAAAGGAAATGGTGTGTTAGTTGTCAGGTTTCTAGACCGATTGAAGGTTTTAAATTGGTAAGAATGAAAAACACAAGTAGATGGAAATGTGCAATTTGTTTAAATCGTAATGCAGAACCAAAATATAGGAGCAAGAAAGATGAAGAAAAAACTAAATGATTATATTTATAGCAAGGCTGGAACAGATATTACTATTCGCTGGAAGAAGTTATATAACTATGTGCCAGCAAGTGAGCAAGCGCAATATATTAAAAAGTGGGCTGATTTTAGAGAAATGTGTGCTAGAACCTTAGATGATGTTCAGCCGACATTTAACCAGGATGTTGTTAATTTGAGGTTTAAACAAAAATGATTAATAAACATTGCCTAGAGGCATTTAATAGTTTAGATAAGCCTGTGTATCATCCGCAAGAATACTTTATGCTAGGATGGAACGCTGCCATTGATGCTATGTCTGCTGAGTTTGCTCGCAAGTGGGAACTGAACGAACTTGCAGATAGGCCACTAGGACAAGGTTATATTGACCCAAATATGGAAGAAGATAAAGAATGACCGACTATTCACAAATTTATATAGAGATTAACCAAGTCCTCAAAAGCTACTATAACTATGAAACAAAAAATAACCATGAACAAGCTGCTCAAGCTGCAAACGATGTAGCTACATTGGCAGAGCATTTAAAGTTCTTGGCAGAGGCAAAACTATGACTACCTTTACCACAGAGGATAGGGTAGCAATAGAGCAAGGGTCTAAAGAGTGGCATCTAAGTAGGCTGGGCAAAGTAACAGCCAGCCGTATAGCGGATGTGCTTTCTAAGGGGAAGTCTGGGGAGTCTGCCAGCCGTAAGAACTACAGGACAGAATTGGTAGTTCAGAGGCTTACAGGAGTGCCAGGAGAGTCTTTTACCAATGCAGCAATGGAATGGGGTACAGCAACAGAACCTTTTGCGAGAATAGCTTATGAATCAAAAATGGGAATATTCGTTGATGAGGTGGCTTTTATTGACCACCCTAGTATCAGTAATTTTGGTTGTAGTCCTGATGGTCTTATTGCTGACGATGGATTGCTTGAGATAAAGTGTCCTAATAGCAGTACGCATATAGAGTATTTGACGGATGATAAACCGCCATCTAAGTATGTCCCACAGATGCAATGCCAAATGGCAGTAACAGGCCGTCAATGGTGCGACTTTGTATCATTTGACCCTAGACTACCAGCAGACTTGCAATTGTTTGTAGTGCGCCTTAACAGGGATGTAGAGTATATTAAGGCTATGGAAGTAGAAGTAGAGAAGTTCTTGAGTGAAGTTGAGGAAATGTTTACAAAATTGAAAGAGAGAAAATAATGGCTTACGAAATGAAGGAAGGTAGCGGATCGCTATTTAAGAAT